CATGATTTTACCGTGCTTTCATACATTTTTAAAAACGGAATTGGACCAGTATGAAGCAATTGTCCATTTTTTACAGGAGAATTAGTAGCTCTCAATCTGGATGGATTTATTCCAATTCCATATCTACTAGCCGTAGCCAATCCTATAGCCGAATTATTAGCAAAAATGCTTAATAATGAATCATCAATTGAAAATAATGCACACGAAGCATAACTTTTCATGATTGTTCTGACTCCTGCCATAATAGGAGTAGGTAAATTGATTTTGTGTTTACTAAACGCATTGTAAGCATTTCGTATATATTCAAGCCGATTTTCTGTATATCCGGCAAATAACGTCATCGCAATCAACATATATGCAAATTGCGGGGTTTCGTATATTTGTTTGGTATTTCTATTTTGGACTAAGTATTTATCACACAATTGTTTGATTCCAGCATATGAAAATTCAAAATCTCTGTCGTGTTTAAGAAACTCATCAATTTTATTGAATTCGTCAGATGTGTACCAATTTAATATTTCATCGTTATATGAAAAATTTGCTATATTTTTACTTACAAGATCATATAGTTTGGGTGCGTTTTTTCCACCCCAAACCTTTTTACGAAGCTGATAGTTCAGTAGTCTGGATGCAACATATTGATAATTTGGCTTATCTTCACTGATTAGATTTGATGCTGCTTCAATAAGCATACTATGAATGTCAGTTGATGTCATTCCATCAAAGAATGACAGATGTGCATTCATTGCTACTTCTTCAAAACTAACATTTTTTATGTTTTCCGTTGACCACTGTAGTATTTTGTTGATTTTATCAGCATTAAACTTTTCAACTTTTCCCGTGCGCTTTTTAATAAAAATTTCTTTATTCATAAACTGTTTTTTGTATAAGATAATTATCAACTAAAATTGGTATTAATGTCAAAAATATTTTTTAAAATTTCACTTTTTTTCATCTTTTCCAATTTTAGTTGATATATCATTATTCTGAATCTTCCACGTTCATGTGAGAATTCCATTTTCCGCTCATCATTTTCTTAACAACGTTTTCTCCTTGATTCATTTCATTCAATACACTCATACCTTCTCTGCTATTCTCAGAGAAAATTTGAATGTCACCACAACCAGCATTCATTTTGCTTGGGAAGGTTTGTCCATCAGGTCCAAACCGATTCTTAATAATATGAATACGAGCGGTGTTACTGACCTTATCTTGAACCTTGCGACTCAGACTCATGACGAAATCCGCAGTCATAATCTTACGATACGAATCTGAAATATTGTTTGCCTGAATAATATCTTCATCCATAGCTGCACGATTACTCTGTGATGCAGTCCAAATTGGAATTTGCATTTCTCCTGCTACTCCCCGCAATTCTTCATAAATACCACCAGCTTCACTATAACTGTTGCTGTTACGGTCACTTTGTGATGGACGTAGAATGTCTGCGTAATCCACTATGATTAGATCAATCTTGGTTCCAAGTGTCTGAATTCGTTCCGCATGAAGTTTCAAACTATGAGCGGATACCGTCTTGATTGGAAAATATTTGATAATCAATTTTCCGGAAACTTCGGCAATTTTCTTCTTGACTATATCTACATTGGATCGGATATTTTGGAAATCAATTCCAGTAAAACATGCGTCATAACGAAGACCGACATAATTTTCATTCAACTCCAATGTATAGTGAAGAACGTTTTTTCCTTGCTTCATTGCTTCTGCACCAAGTTTTGCCAAAATCCAACTTTTTCCACTACCTGCGCAGGCAGTAATGACTCCCAATTCTCCACCAGAAAGTCCACCATCCATAATCGTGTCAATTTCTGCCCAATTAGTTTTGACGGTGTTGCGAGCCATCATGCTCATGCGTTTCTCAATATCAATATCATATTCATGACCGATATTTCTTTCCATACCAGCCTTCATTGCTACGTCAACTACATTCTTAATTTTATCATATTGACCATTCTTTAAATGATCAACACTCTCCATAATAGCATTTTTAAGCTTTTGATTTTTACAAAATTCAAGAAATTGTTCTTTGATGAACTTTAAATCACTATCAGTGATTTTTTGATAAACCAATCGCAATTGATCTACCACCGTCTGTTTTAGCATATCATTTTCAATGCTATCCACCTTCACTTTAAAAACTGCAAGGGTTGGTAGTTCTTTGTATCCTAAGAAATAACTCAATGTTTCTTTAACAATGAATTGATGGGCATCAGTCTCAAATGACCCAGGTTCAATTATATCACTAACACGTTCTATAAATGTCTTGTCACTCACAAGTGCGCTAATGCACTTGGTTTGAAAGTCTGCACCAAATTTCTTCAGATTATCCACGATGTATTTTTCACTCATATTTTATAAATCTACTACTGTTTGTATAAACCAACGGCTGTTTGTATAACTCAATGCTATATCCGATTGACGAATTTGCAAAGATTTTTTACACCACGAACGAATTTACTTTACCGAAGACCTCTTGAATCCAGACCATACTGTTGGGAAAGTTATTTTGCATACCATCTTCCATCAACAATTTTCCAAAGTTAAATTTATCCAATTTTTGTAATGGTTTTTCCATTATTTCATTGATTCTTAATTGACTGAATGTTTGAATTTGTGTGTCATGTAATTGCATCAATTCATGATTACGTTCCATTGTAGATTTATTATCTAAAATAGTATTATACAATTTATACTTACCTTTGTGAGTATCACTATAATTGTATATTTCTTGTAAAGAATATTGTTTTTCTTCTGTAAGTATAGGAAAACATTTCAATATGGTTTTTAGACCTGCTCCTTGTATTCCATCAATATTGTCACTAGTATCACCTTCCATGACGCGATAATTAATAAAATTTGAACAACTGATTCCATATTCAGTCAATATTTCTGCACATCCATACATCTTTTTCTTGGTGGGACTCCATATTTTAATTTTGTCACTTGCAAGTTGAAGAAAGTCTTTGTCAGCACTCATGATGGTCACGTTGCTGTCCTTGAAATATTGTTTGGCCAAATACGCAATAGTATCATCTGCTTCAATATTATCTATTGCCATAGTTGTTACTGGCAACGTATCCAAATACTTAACTGTTTTAAATAATTGAACTTTTACATTTTTTTGCTCTGTGTCAGCATCACTCAACTCATCATATGATCTGTTAAGACGAATTTTACTCTTACGACCATTTTTGTATTGTGGATAAATCTTACGACGTTTTAACGATCCACCGTTTCCGTCTGAAACTATAACAATTCTGGTTGGATTGATTAATTTTACTGCATAACCAATACTTTTTAAGCATCCAGCAATGCCACCCGTATGATTACCATTTCCATTCATTTGTGGACTTGCCATAAATGCTCTTAGGAAAGTGTTCATAAAGTCTACGATCAAAACCTCCGAGTTGAGGGTCCGATTAAGACCCTCAACTCTATCCGACGGTTTAATTTGATCAAATAAACTAAATAAACGACGCTTTTCGCTGTCGGTTATATTGCTCATTTTATTCCTCGCTTACAACAACATCTTCTCCTACATCAACCACCGCATCTTCTACGATTTGACTATTGGGATCTTTATATTTCATAATAACCTCGTCACAAATCTTCAAATAAATTTCTTCATTCAAAGCAGCATCAGTCTTTAATGTGGACACGAAATCCTTGGATTGAAACTTCCATTCTTCTCCGTTGTCCTTTTTGTACGTATAATAAGCACCACCTTGTTTAATCAAATCGTTATCTTTTAACACCTTGACCCAACTACTATAGTCAGCAATACCACTGTCAAAGTAGATGTCAAAGTTTGCTTGTCTTTGTGGCGGACCCATTCTGTTTTTTACAACAACGGCTTTACACACATTTCCAATTACTTCTTCATCTTTCTTGAGCTTGCCAGTGTTGTTTAAACGAACACGAACACTACAATGATATGCAAGTGCTTTTCCTCCCGATACAATGTATTTGTCTCCAAATGCCATAGCATTTAGATTTTGACGCAATTGATTTGTAAATATAATCAACACTTTTTGGCGTCCAATCATAGTGGTAATTTTTCTCATCGCCTTTGAGATGATGATACTCTTACCAGTCGCATAACCATCTTTACCGTGGTCACTTTCTAATTCTACTTTGGTACTAGCTGCCGCAACACTGTCTACAATAATAGTAAGAATACGGTCTTTATTGCTCTTGCGAACAATTGAAATCATCTGTTCCATCTTTTCAAAAATATCTTCAACAGTTTCACATTGAACATACAATAATTTAGATAGATTGACCCCCAAACTTTTCCAGAACTCAGGTGCTGCCGAATTTTCCGTGTCAATAACTACAGCGACTCCACCTTTTTTTTGCGTATCCGCAACAACATGTGCTGACAACAAGGACTTTCCTGTTCCTTCAAGGCCGTTAAATTCTACCATTTTTCCTACAGGCAAGCCGCCGTGAGGACGATTGCTAATAGCTAAGTCTAACATAGATGATCCGGTACTGATCCAATCGGATATTTCAGCAGGATTTTCTTGTTCGTCCAAAAAATAAGCGATTTTACCACCATCCTTATTTGCTTTGTTTAATTCATTGGCCAATAATTCAACCAATTCGTCTCTCGGAGGAGCTTCCATTTGTGTAACTTGTGATTTCTTTTTCATAAATAATAATATAAACAGTTAGGGTGGCAGTACACATCATATACTACCACCCAATATTGTACAGTTATTTTAACTGTTGAACAAATTATCAAAAGCTTTTGTCAAGTCTTCTGTATTTGCTTTTGCTGCAACCGCCGATGGCGATTTTTGTGTTTTGGTAGATGTTGATACCGGAGTACCAGAAACAATTGGGCTTGAATCGGTAGGACCAGAAGCAGTACCATCATCGTCAGTAATTCCTACTACTGTTCCGGTTTCAGCTGCATTTTCTGGGTTCAACCAAGCTTCCATTGCTGCCTTGAGTTCTTCATATGTCGGTTCTTGGAACAAATCAAGAATATTCGCTTGTTTTGTTAAGATATCTTTTTTGGATGGATCAATTGCCGGTGACGAATTTGGCTTGGGACGAATTGTGGTTTCCGGAAAATTCTTTCCAGATTCCTCCGCCGTTCTAAACTCAACGACAATATCGCGTCCATTTACAAGATCCGTAATATCACCATAATCTTCATCGGTAATAATGCCCATCAATTCTTGATACACATTCTTACCAAATCCCCAAAACTTTACACCTTGATCTTCTTCACCGCGAACCAACACAGGTACATAAGTACGCATCTTGGGTTCCATCTTTCTACCAACCTGCCAGTCTTCTTTATTTCCGGTCTTTTTCATGCGATTGCTAAATTCAACAATCGGATCAGGACGATTAAACGAATCGGGACTTAGATACGTTTTGTTATTGATTCCATAATGGAACTTCAACTCAATGAACGGATTATCAGGTTGAAACTTATAAGGAACAATACGAAGAACTTGCTTGCCGGGATTCGGCTTCCAAGTATAATTAGTTTTTTGACTTGCGTTTGAAAGACTATTCAAACGGTTTTTAATTAGAGACAGATTTAATGCCATAAGTATTTATTATTTATTTGTTAAGTGTTTTAATTATTAATTAAACGGTTCACACGAACCGTGTATATAACTAATACACGTATAACTATAAACACTTATCGCAAAAACATCAACTAATTATATCAAAAAGTTTTATCGGAATTATTCTAACCGATACCTCACCGGTTAAAATAAGGCAGTTGGAATACAGTCCCCAATCCAATTGAAACTTATTATCAAATACACCACCATTTTCTTCTGCTATTAATGTATTCATAGCATTAAGGGTATATAATGTATTGGTTTGTTTTTTTCTGTGCAATCCAATCGTGTTTGGAAATTTCGGAAATCTTGAACCATCTGGCACTTCCACATTGTAGGTTAAAAAAACATAATCAGTAGACTTTGTGTTATTGAACAAAAAGAATTTATTTCCAGCTACAATATAAAAATTTCTAAGAGTAGTCAGTAATGACTTATACTCACCGATTGTACTGAAAGTGCAAAGAAGTTGTCTTTTCATTTTCTTTTAATGATTATTACTTTGCCCAAATTTTCTACATATCTAGATTTGCCGACTATTTCTCCTTCGGAAGTATACCAAGTTCCGTGTTTGTTATAAAAATTATTTGAAACGGCTTCTTCTAGTGAATATTCAGTTGTTAAAATCTTTTGAACAACTTCAGCATCTTGTTGTTTTTCTTGTGGAGTTCTAAGATCTGGTTCTGGTTCT